ATACCTTCAGCAGACTGTCTGGGAGGAACTTCTACTGGCACAGTCTGCGGCACGCATTCACGACCAGTCTCGCGAAAGCGGGCATCCCGGACAGCGTAATCCAGACGATCGTCAACTGGGAGAGCGCAGACATGGTGCGCATCTACAAAGATATCGACGCGGACGACGAGATCGGGATGTACTTCAAAGACGGCGACATTATCGCGCCGGAGCAGAAGGGTCTCAGCGAGCTGTAACGATACCACAGATAAAACGCAGGGACAGCAGCATGAGCGGCAGTGCCGCCGTATGGGTATCCCGGCGGTTTTATTATTATTTTTTTATTAGTTTAATCTAACCATAGTCGACACGACGGGTCGAACCTTATGTGGACGGTTGAGTTTACAAGGTATGGGGAAAAGGAGAAGGAACATGGTAAGAAAGGAACTGGTGCGGCGCATTGCGTCCGTGCTGCGAGAAAACAATATACGAAAACCGATATCGGTCCCGAAACAGGTGTTTCACATTTCGGACGATGAGGGGAACCATACGAATTTCTCTGTCAAGAAGACAGAGAAAAGCGTGCTGTTTACCATTGAAGATATTGAGGCAATCCTGGATGTGCTGCAGTATGTGATCCAGGAGGCTATCAAGGAAGGCGAAGAGATCTCCGTATTCGGATTCGGAAAGCTTGGGCTGCGGTATCTCAAACCGAAGACAGTGAAGAACGTACTGGACGGACAGCCAGTGAACATCCCAGGCTATTATGCACCGCGCTTTCTGCCGGGCAATGATCTGAAGCGATGCGCACAGCTGTACACGCAGAAAATGGAAGATATGAAAATCAACGAGCCGCTGCCAATCTTCCGGGAAGAGGATGACTGAAGATGCCGATCGAGGTATCGAACGAGCGAACATCCTGCTGTCGGTGCGGCACGGCATACGGCAGAAAGAAGGGATACTTCCCTGTCAGCTACGGCGCTCTCTATAAGGGCGCAGGATACCTCCCCTACTGTAAGAGCTGCGTGGACACGATGTACAACGATTATCTCGCTCAGAGCGGAGACGTGAACACAGCGGTACGGCAAATGTGCAGAAAGCTCGATCTCTACTGGAACGAGACGGTGTGCGAGTCGGTGGCGAAGAAGGCAACGACGCGCACCATGATGACGAACTATATCCAGAGGATCAACAACATTGCGTATGCGGGAAAGTGTTATGACGACACGCTGGCAGAGGAAGGGCGACTCTGGAAGTTCAATGAAGGCGCCGTAGTTGATGCAGTCGGATTGTCGCCGGACGGGCTGCAGGTATCCGGGATCAGGAGCGGAGACAGCGACGACACGGACGGAGACGGCGTAGAATTCGACGACATCCCCGAGGAGGTCATCCAGTACTGGGGGCCCGGGTACACTCCGGAGCGGTACCAGGATCTGGAGACAAGACGGACATACTGGATCAACAACCTGCCGGACGGCATAACGCCGGACGTCGGCATGGAGGCACTGATCCGGCAAATCTGCGTGCTGGAGATTGACATCAACCGTCTCAGTGCGTCCGGAAAATCTGCGGAGAAGCAGATCGGTATGCTGGATAAGCTGATCAGTTCCATGAACCTGAAACCTGGACAGAAGGGCGACGACAGTGGGTTTGACAAAACGCCATTCGGCGTATGGATCGACAGGCTGGAGCACGAGCGCCCGGTGGCAGATCCCGATCCGGAGTTGAGCGACGTGGACGGAATTGCACAGAAAATATCCACATGGTTCTACGGGCATGCCAGCAAGATGCTGGGCATCAAGAATCTGTTCTGCAAGCTGTATGAGGATAAGATGGAAGAGTTCCGTATTGAGCGCGGCGAATCCGAGGATGAGGAGGACGACGGATACGAGAGCCTCTTCAACCGGATCTTTGGCGGCGGTGCGGACGGATGAATGACAGATACAACAGAATCCTGAAGGGCGTATCAACATGGACGGCATACTACCGGGCGAATATCCACCGGTTTGCGGCGGACTATCTGCATCTGGAGCTGCACTGGTTCCAGAAGATTCTGCTGTTCATGATGAACATCAACATTGTGGCGGTGTACATCGGCAGCCGCGGTCAGGGAAAAACATGGCTATGCGCGGTGTACTGCTGCTGCAGAGCGATCCTGTACCCGCATTCCAAAATATGCCTCGCGTCCGGAACGAGGGGTCAGGCCTATCAGATCATCGAAAAGATACAGACTGACTTAATCCCCTATTCGCCTGAGCTCAACGCGGAGATCGACTGGAAGGCGTCCAGGTTTAACGGAACGCAGGCCATCGTATACTTCCGCAACGGCAGCTTCATCAAGGTCGTCACAGCGGGAGAATCCGCGCGAGGCAACAGAGCGCATGTCCTGATCCTGGACGAGTTCAGGCTGATCGATAAGGATACAATCGACACCATCCTGAGAAAGTTCCTGTCGTCGAAGCGGACACCGCTCTATCAGGAGCTAACGAAAGAAGAAAAGCTCAAGCAGAAGGACAAGGAACAGCTGCAGACGCTGTACTTCAGCTCCGGGTACTACCAAGATCACTGGAGTTACGAGAAGAGTGCGGACACCTTTGTACGTATGCTGAGCGGGCGGAAGGAGTTCATCGTTGGGCTTCCCTGGCAGCTGGCTGTCGAGGAAGGCATGCTGGAGATGGAGGACGTGGAGGCACAGATGTCCGAGTCCGACTTCACGGAGGTGAAGTGGGCGATGGAGATGGAGGCCATGTTCTGGGGCGCCGGCGACGGCTCGTTCTTTGACTATGATTCGATAGCCAAGAACAGACATCTCAAGTATCCGATGTACCCGGAGAGGCTGGCGTCCAAATTCGGCGGAGGAAAGAACGCAACGCTTGTGCGCATCCCGCCGAAGGTGCCGAACGAGATCAGAATCCTGTCGGCGGACGTGGCGCTGATGAGCTCGCGGAAGCACAACAACGACGCGACGGCAATCTTCGTCAACCAGATGATACCTACGAAATCCGGTCGGTATACCAATAATATTGTCTATACGGAAAACATGGAAGGGCTGCGCACAGAGGATCAGGCGCTGATTATCCGGAAGCTCTACGACGAATTTGACTGCGACTATATCGTGCTGGACTGTCAGGGCGTCGGCCTCGGCGTATACGACTGTCTCGCGAGAGACATTGCGGACCCGGAGAGCGGCGAGCAGTACCCGGCACTGTCATGCTGCAACGATCCTACCATGGCGGAACGCTGCACGGTGATCGGAGCGCCGAAGGTAATCTGGGCGATCAAGGCGAACGCGCAGTTCAACTCCGATTGCGCGGTGCTGCTGCGTGAGGGATTCCGCAGCGGAAGAATCCGGTTGCTGATGAACGAATACGAGGCGGAGGAGCTGCTGTCGGATGTAGGCGGATATACCAAGCTGAATCCGCCGGAGCGGCTGGCACTGCAGCTGCCGTATATCAACACCACCTTGCTGATTGACGAGCTGGTGCATCTGCACCACGACGAGTCGAACGGCAAGGTACGTATCTATGAGAAGGCGGGAATGCGAAAGGACAGATATTCCAGCCTGGCATACAACTATTACGTTGCGACACAGATGGAAGCGAAGGCGACCAGAAAGAGCAACCAGGCGATCGGCACGGAGACCTTCCATGTCCGGGCGCCGAAATACGGAAAAGAAAGGACGGTGAAGTCCTACGGAAGAAACAAAGCTCCGCAGTGGAGCAGATAATATAACGGGCGAGATCGGCATCTCGCGAAAATTTGCGCAGAACTTCGCATCGATCAACCGACTGATCACGCGGGATCTGAACAATCTGAGACGGTCGCCGACCTTCTACCGTTACACCAAAGACGACATCGCGACTTACATCGCAAATCCGTACCGGTATGAAAAGCAGCTGCGGCATGCGGTGGTCTATCTGTACGGGGCGAGCTCGCTGTTCCGCCGGCTGATCCAGTACTTCGTCGGACTGAGCGATCTGGCGTATGTGGTATCGCCGCGGGTCGACCCGAAGACGGCGAACATCAACAGCGTGAACCGGAACTACCGGAAGGTGCTGAACACGATGACGGCGTTCCATGTACGGACACAGCTGCCGAAGATCCTCACGGTATGTTTCCGGGAGGACGTGTTCTACGCGACGCTCTGGGTGACGACGGACGACATCATCATCCAGCAGCTGCCGAGCGATTACTGTCAGATCAGCACGATTGAAAACAACGTGCCGAACGTGAACTTCAACTTCTCGTACTTCGATATATATCCGGATGAGCTGGAGAACTTCCCGCCGGAGTTTACGACAAAATACAGGATGTATCAGGCCGACAGGCGACTCCGCTGGATCGAGCTTGACGCGCCGAACTCCTTTGCGATCAAATGCAATTCGGACATTCTGGAATACGCCATGCCGCCATTCGTCGGCATCCTGCGGGATCTCTATGACCTGGAGGACTACCGCGACCTGAAGAAGACCAAGGCTATCCTGGAGAACTACGCCATGCTGGTGATGAAGCTGGCGATGGACGACGACGGCAACTGGCTGCTGGACTACGACAAGGCGGTGGCCTTCTGGCGGAACCTGGACAGCATCACGCCGGAGGAGATCGGAACGATTCTCTCGCCGATGGATATTGAGAAGATCAGCTTTGAGAAGTCCAACACAGGAGACACGGACAAGGTGGCGGAGGCAACGGAGAACGTCTTCACGACAGCCGGCGTCTGCTCCCTGATCTTCAATAACTCCAAGGCGTCAGCCAACGCCCTGCTGCTGAGCATCAAGGCGGACCAGATGATGACCTACGGGATCGTGAAAAACATTGAGAACGCCATCAACCGCTTCATCCAGCGGCAGAGCTACGGCAAGTACTGGACGGTCACCTTCCTGGACTGCTCGCCCTACAACCGCAAGGAGATGGGCGACCAGTATCTG